GGTGCTGCGGGCCTGCAAGGACCGGCCCGGGTTCCGAGGCCGCGGCCTACTCGCCCGCTTCCTGTACTCGATGCCGACCAGCACCGTGGGCCACCGCCGGGTCGGTACTCCCCCGGTCCCCGACGAGACCGTGGAGACGTACCGCAAGGAGCTGCAAGCGCTCGCCCGGTCGCTGCTGGACGAGGCAGAGGCCGCCCGGATGGTCGGCAGCGGCGACCTACTCGTCCTGACCCTGGATGCCGACGCCGCGGCCGCCCTGCTCGCGTTCGAGGCTGAGATCGAACCCCGCCTCCACCCCCACCACGGCGACCTGGCCCACATCGCCGATTGGGCCTCCAAGCTCGTCGGGGCCGTCGCCCGGATCGCCGGCCTGCTCCACCTCGCCGCCCGCCTCCGCGACGGCTGGGCCCTGCCGGTCAACCAGGCCACCATCACCGACGCGGTCACCATCGGCCGCTACCTCACCGATCACGCCCTGGCCACCTTCGACCTCATGGGCGGCGCCGATCCCACCCTCGACGACGCCCGCTCCCTCCTGGCCTGGATCGAGCGCACCGGGGTGAAGACCTTCACCCGCCGCGAGCTGTTCACCGCCCTGCCAAGGGGCCGGTTCGCCAAGGTCGATGCCCTCGACTCACCCCTGGCCCTGCTGGTCGAGCACGGCTACCTCCGCCCGCTTCCTCTGCCGGAGGGCCGCTCCGGGCCGGGACGGCCGGCGTCGCCCGGGTTCGAGGTCAACCCGCTGTGGAGGCGTTGAGGTGTCCGCAGAATCCGCACAATACGCAGAATCCCAGGGCCGGCCGCTTTCTGCGGATACTGCGGATTCTGCGTACGACTTCGGGAGGTTCGCGCAGTGAGCATCTTCAACAAGCGAAGAGGCCAGCAACCGCCTCCGATCCCCAAGACGCTCAACCAGAAGTCCGCGCGAAAGCTGCTGGAGTGGCATGGCTGGACGCAATCACGGGGCGGCAAGCACGTGGTGAAGATGACCAAGCCGGGCACGCGACCGATCACCCTGCCCTACAATCGCGGACAGGACTACCCGCCGGGGCTGCGAGCTGCCATCCTGAAACAGGCAGGGCTGAGTGAGGAGAAGCGGCCATGAGCGACACCTACACCGTCGCCGTGCACCAGGAGGACGACACCCTCTGGGCCGAGGTGGAGGAGCTGCCCGGCTGCTTTGCGACCGGCCGTGATCTCGCCGAGCTTGAAGAGGCGCTCGTCGAGGCGATCACGCTGTACCAGCAGGACACCGACGCCGCACCGGCCCGGCGGGGCCGGCTGACGGTGGCGGCCAAGCCGAAGATCGAGGGTAGGCTCCGCCTCACCCTCACCTGATCGCCCATGAGCGACCAGCCGCCGGCTCCCCTTCTGCCCGCCGATGAGCTGTTCGTGCTCTGCACCTGGGCCGTGGAGGCCGTCGCAGTCGACCTGGGCATCGACGAGGATGACGCCTACGCGCTGCTGGGTGCGGCTGAGGCCCAGGACCGCGTCCAGGTCCTCGGCAACGCCTCCGTCGCAGGGGTCCAGGTCGACGGGCGCTGGGTCGTCGTCGAGGGCCGGGCCCGCATCACCCAGGCCACCGAGGAGTGGATCACGCTCCGGAACCTGGAGCACGAACTCCAGTAGTCCGCTATCCGCTGCATCGCCCCGGGTAGTACCCTTGGGCAATCGATTGCCTAGGTGGGAATGCTCGAGGTGCCGCCGTGCCGAACCTGTTGGACCAGCTCCGGGAGCAGCGGGCCACCGCCCGGGCCGCCGCCGATGAGATCCTGACCCGCGCCGCCAGCGAGGGCCGCGAGCCCACCCCGGACGAGCTGGGCCAGTACCAGGCCCATGTCGTGGCCGAGCGGGAAGCGGCCGACGCCATGGAGGCCGAACGGGACCGGCAGCTGGCCGAGGTCCGCGCCATGGCCACCCGCGGCCGCGGCCAGACCCTGAGCCGCGCATCGGCCGAGACGGCCCGGGCGTTCCGCTCGGCCATCTTCGCCAAGAACCCCCAGCCGATCGAGGTCTACGCCGACGAGCTGGCCGACGAGTGGCCGGACGACGTCCCCGAGCCCGTCTATGGCCGCGCCGGCCGCGTGCGGGTCCACACCCGTGACACCCTCAAGTCGACCGCGACGCAGGCCCTCAGCACCGACGTCTACTCCACCATCGTCCAGCACCTGGTGGAGACGTCCAGCCTCATGCGGGCCGGCGCCACCGTGGTCACCACGGCCACCGGCGAGGACCTCATCATCCCCAAGAGCACCGGGTTCGTGACCTCGGCCATCATCGGGGAGGGCGCCAGCATCACCGAGTCCAACCCGACCCTGTCCACGGTCACGCTCAAAGCCTTCAAATATGCGAACTATTTTGAGATCTCGCAGGAGCTGGCCAACGACACCCCGACCAACCTCCTGTCCTTCCTGGCCACCCAGGCCGCCCTGAGCCTCGGGCTGGGGGCGACCGGGTACGGCGACGACATCATCAACGGGGTCGGCACGACCGAGCCGCGGGGGCTGCTGCTCGACGCCGCCACCGGCGTCACCGGCCCCACCGGGACCGGCACGTCGCTCGGCACCCAGGGCACCGTCGCGCAAGGAACCGACGCCCTTTGGAACCTGGTCGGCAGCGTCGCCGAGCCCTACGCCGCGAGCCCCTCGGCCGCGTTCCTGCTCCGCAACGCCTCTGACATCATCGTCCGGAAGCTCAAGGACACCACCGGGCAGCCCGTCCAGGGCCTGACCACCCGCGGCCAGCTGCTCGGCTACCCCAGCTACATCGATCCCTTCATGCCCGCGATGGCGAACACCGCCGAGAGCATCGCCTTCGGCGACATGAGCAAATACTTCATCCGCATCGTCAACGGGGTGCGGTTCGAGCGCTCGGACGAGTTCCGCTTCCAGGACGACCTCATCGCCTTCAAGTGCATCCTTCGCCTTGATGGCGCCCTGGTCGACACCGGCGCGGTCAAGACGTTCGTGAACACGACCTGAGCCCGTGAGCGTCGTCCGGCGTTGCCTCGGGTGCAAGACCACCTACCCGCTGAAGGAGCACGCCTGCCCCGTGTGCGGCAGCCACGCGGCCGAGGTCGAGGAGCAGGACACCGCGGCCAAGCCCAAGCCGCGACGGCGAAAGACCTGAGCCGATGCCCTGGCAATGGCCATGGACGCGCCACGACCGGGCGCTGTGGAACGTCGGCGACATCCCGACATCCTCAACCTATGCGGCGGTGCCGGTCACCCCGCAAAGTGCGATGCAACACAGCGCCGTCTGGGCCTGTGTCAACCTCATCGCCAGCAGCATCAGCACCCTTCCCCTGGCCGCCTACCGCCGGGGCGAGCTCGCCCCCCTGGCCGACCTGCCACCCATCCTGCGGGCACCCTCGGCCGGCTGGTCGCTGCCTGACTTCCTGTACGCGGCGCTCCAGAGCCTGCTCGTCCGGGGCAACACCTACGGCCTGATCGTCGACCGAGCCGGCGCCGGTCTCCTGCCCAGCCAGGTCGAGCTGCTCGCCCCGGAGCGGGTCGGTGTCACCGTCCCCAACGGCGCCGTCACCTACCGGGTCGATGGCCAGGAGGTCGACCCGGCCAGCATCTGGCACGTCCGGGCGTTCACCACCCCCGGCAGCGTCGACGGGCTGTCTCCTATCGGCCATGCCCGCCAGGCCATCGGCCTGGGCATGGCGGCCGAGCGCTACGCCGCCCGGTTCTTCGGTGACAACGCCACCCCGTCGGGGGTCATCAGCACCGACCAGCGCATCAGCACCGAGGTCGCCGAGACGCTGAAGGAACGCTGGAGGGCGTACCACGGCGGCCGCCGAGACATCGCTGTCCTTGGCGACGGCGCCCGCTTTCAGGCCGTCTCCATCGCCCCCGAAGAGGCCCAGTTCCTGGAGACCACCCAGGCGAACGTCCGCACAATCGCCCGCTACTTCGGCGTCCAGCCCGAGCTCATCGGCGCCGACAGCGGCAACAGCCTCACCTACGCCAACGTCGAGCAGCGGGCCCTGGACTTCCTCACCTTCGGCCTCCGGCCCTGGCTGGTCCGCCTCGAGGTGGCCCTGTCGGCGCTGCTCTCGTCGACCACGACCGTCAAGTTCAACGCCGCGGCGCTGGTCCGTACCGACCTGCTCACCCGCTACCAGGCGCACGAGTCCGCCATCCGCGCCGGCTGGAAGCTCCGCAGCGAAGTCCGCGAGCTGGAGGACCTGCCACCCATCGCCGGCATCGACGACACCGAACCACCTCCCGAAGTAGGCGCCGCATGATGCACCTCCGGCAGTTCACCAGCTCCCTCGCCGTCCGGGACGGGGGGGACGGCCACACCCTCCACGGGCCGCTCCTCCCGTGGGGGGTGGAGGCCCGGGTCATCGACCGCGGTCGCATGGTGACCGAGACGTTCCAGCGCGGCGCCCTCGCCGGCACCGAACCCGGCCGGGTGCCCCTCACGGCCACACACCCCCGGGACGCCGGCACCCTCCCCATCGGTGTCACCCTCACCATAGACGAGCGGGCCGATGCCGCCTGGGGCGAGTGGCGAGTCTCCGACACCCTCATCGGCAACGAGGTCCTGGCCCTCGCCCGCGACGGCGTACCCCTCGGCCTGTCCATCGGGTTCGCTGAGGTACCCGGCGGCAACCGCTGGTCCGCCGACCGCCAGCGCGTCACCCGAACCAGGGCCCTGCTCGACCACGTCGCCGTGGTCCGGGTACCGGCCTACGAAGGGGCCGGGGTGGTCGGCGTGCGGGAAGAGGGCTCCCCATGCCACACCCCGGTCCTGCTCGCCCTGCTCCGCGGTCATGGGTAAGCACCACATCAACGTCGGCGTGGGTCACGCCCAAGGCCGCTGCCGCGCCTGCCGCGCCTGGTTCGTCGGACCTGGTGACCGCTGCCCGGACTGCGCCAGGGCAGCCAAGGCCAAGGCAGACCAGCGCCGCCGCAAGCGCAAGCCACGATGACCCGCACCCTCACCCGCCCCTGCCTCGACTGCGGTAAGGCAGTACGAGGTAAGCCCAGGTGCAGGGACTGCCATGCCCGCATCGACCAGGCCAAGCGGGTACGACGCCCCGACCTCCACAACGACGCCCGAGAGCGAGAGCGCAGGCGCCTGGTCGTCGCCGACCACCGCGCCCTACTCGGCGACTGGTGCCCAGGATGGGCACGCCAACCCGCCCACCCGAGCGCCGACCTGACCGCCGACCACGTCAAGGAAGTAGCAGCAGGTGGCCGCCCCGGCGGCCGCCTCGTCGTTCGCTGCCGCTCGTGCAACAGCGCAAGGTCCGCCCACCTCGCCCATGTCGCCGCCCGAGTTCTGAGCAGGTACATGGCCAACGACCCGTCGCCAGCCGAACACGCGATTACACTCCCGACCAGCGGCGATCCTGCGCCGGTGGTCGCGTGAGGGCCGGCCCCAAGGCCGACGTCGACCCCTCGCCGCTGCCGCTGCGCGGCTCCAGACGGCGCGAGCTGGCAGTGGCACGGTTCGCCCTCGACTACGTGCGGGTCCCCAGGGGTCACGGTGTCCGCAAGCCGCTGCGGGTCCGACCCTGGCAGCGGGAGCTGATCGCCGCGACCTGGGATCAACGGCCCCGGCCCCGGCTGGCCGGGTGGATGCTGCCCCGTGGCCAGGGCAAGACGAGCCTGACGGCGGTGCTGGCGCTGTACGAGCTGCTGGCCGGGGTCGAGGGCGCCCAGGTCGTGGTCGTCGCCACCGACGAGCGCCAGGCCGGGCTGTGCTTCCGGGCGGCCGCCAGGATGGTGGAGCTCCACCCGGAGCTGGACACCCGCGTCCAAGTCTACGCCGACCAGCTGGTCGTCCCGACCCGGGGGTCGAGCTTCCAGGTCCTGCCGGCCGTCCCCAAGCGGCTGGAGGGCCTCGACTACACCCTGGCCATCGTCGATGAGGCTGGCCGGGTCGAGCAGGAGGTGTTCGAGGTCGTCACCCTGGCCACCGGCAAGCAGAAGGCCTCCATGGTGCCTGGCCATCGGGACACCCGGCCCGGAGCTGTCCCAGACGGTGCTGGGCCGCCTGCGCACCTACACCGCCGATCACCCCGACGACCCGCTGGCGGTGTGGCGGGAGCACTCGGCCGCCGGGTTCGAGGACCACCCGGTGGACTGCCGCCACTGCTGGGAGCTGGCCAACCCGGCCGGTGGGGACTTCCTCGCCTGGGATGGGCTGGAGGCCTGCCTGCCCCCCAAGATGCGGGAAGCCAGCTTCCGGCGGGCGCGGCTATGCCAGCTCACCGACCAGCTCGAGGAGGCCTGGCTGCCGCCCGGATCCTGGGCCGCCCGCACCGACGCCACCAGGGTGATCCCGGACGGGGCCGAGGTCGTCCTGGCGTTCGACGGCAGCTTCAACGGCGACACCACCGTCCTGACCGTGGCCACCGTCGACCAGCGGCCCCACGTCGACCTGGTCGAGCTGTGGGAGGCCGCCGGCACCCAGGTCCCCATCGTCGACGTCGA